ACAAATCTTGCAGGGATGCAAGAATCATACCAAGCGGTGGAAAGGGACTGGCACGGGTTTTGCATGGCGCGGCTAGCGCCGCTAAGGGGATGCAAGAACCATGCCAAACTAAAAGGCGATCCGCCATGCTATGTTATAACATAACGTGATAGGTAATTTTATTGCGTAAACGGGGGAGATTTTGTAAGATTATTGCGCGATGCGCTAACCCATTGAAAAGGCTAGCAGATAAGGATATGCGGATTTTGACATATCTACATGTCGTGACAGGTGTGACATATTTGCAACATTGCAACACAGGTCTGTTGCAGAAATGTCACGGGGGGTCGGGGTGTGGCAGGAATGCAACAGTGTTGCACGTGAAACACAATAACCCCAGAACCAATGGGGTTAACCGAATTGTGGTTATTGGCATGGAAAGCACACTAAATCGGACGCAACCATAGCGCGAGTGAACCAATCGATCGCCCCAAAACGACGTGATAGCTGGCACGCGATCCGCGCGAGACCCCACCCCGAAAACGCGGCGGCTTCGCAAAATATTGATATGCCACCCTCCCATATCGACCAAAAACAAGGGGTCTCTAAACTCTAGTCTAGAAAGACCCCCCTTTGTTTTTTTTGGGCAATGGGTGGGTATCTATATTACAAAATATTTCAAGGGACTGTTAACGGGGAGTCTATTGGGGTCTAAGTAGATATCTCTCTAGTAGTGGCTAAGGATATATCTTTAAGGATATCTATTAAAGATATATCTTTTATAGTCTTTATTAAAGTATCTCTAAGGATACTATAGCCACCGGCTAAGGACGATAGTGTACCATAATTTCTTGTCTTTGTAAAGGGTCCCATGATAAAATTTTCTTGTAAAGGGAACTGAAAGGGTAAAATGGACGAAGAGAAAAAGACCTTGAGCGATGCTAGTCGCATCTTGAGTGATGATCCTGTTCTGTCTTCCAGTATCGAGGACTCGGAAGAACTGCGTAGAGAGCGCAAGCGGGCAAAACTTCAGGAGAACATGCGGAAGGCTCGTGCTGCTCGTGATGCCAACAAGATCAAGAGGCAGCAGGAACGGAGGCAGTTGCAGGCCCAGAAGGAGGAGGAGCGTCTTCGTAGGGAACAGTTGGAAAAGGAGGAGGCTCTAAGAAGAGCTTCAGAAGAGGCCGAGAATGGCCTTCCGGAGAGCGAAGAGGATCGGGCTGCGGTAGTCATGGCCTATGGGTCCCTTTCAGCGTCCCTGCGCCAACTGGTCGATAAGGAGGCCCATCGCAAGTTCATCGTGTTCATCCGAAAGATGGCTCCGAAGGTTGTCGATGGTTTCAAGATGGGCAGGCACATCGAGGTCATTGCCAACGAGTTGCAGAACGTGGTCGATGGAAAGACAAAGAGACTGATGGTCTTCCTGCCACCCCGCTCCAGCAAGTCAGTCATCTGCTCGAAGCTTTTCCCTGCATGGTACATTGGCAGGAACCCTAAGCACGAGATCATGACCATCAGCCACTCGGATCAGTTGGCAAGCGACTTTGGTCGATCAGTTCGAGACATCGTAGGAGACGCGGAGTTTGGCTCTGTCTTCACCGGAGTTGAACTGAGGCAGGACGTAAGGGCATCCGGCAAGTGGATGACCAACAAGAATGGTTCATACTATGCTGCTGGTGTTCGCAGCCAGATTGCTGGTCGTGGTGCCCACATCGCCATATTGGACGATGCTATGTCGGAAGAAGATGCCATCTCTCCTGCTGGCAGGAAGTACATCAAGGAATGGTGGCCTTCGGGCTTGCGTACCCGTTTGATGCCCAACGGTGCGATCATCATCATCAATACACGCTACCATCACGACGATCTCTGTGGCTGGCTTCTTCGGCAGGAAGAGAAGATGGACATCCCCTTCTCGAAGAGATGGAACGTCATCAAGATTCCTGCATGGCTGGATCGTCACTCTGCGAAGTTGCTGGATCTTCCGGAGGGTTCAAGCTACTTTCCGGAATGGAAGCCAAAGGAAGTTTTGGAACTTGACGAAGAGGAGATCCGTGCAACCAACGGCAGCAGGTACTGGGAAAGCCTGTACATGCAGAATCCCACTCCGGATGAGGGTGGGATCATCAAGAAGTCGTGGCTCAACTGGTGGGAAGCTCCGGAACCGCCACGATGTGATTTCATCATCCAGACCTACGACACGGCATTCTCGACAAAGACGACGGCAGACAACAGCGTCATCCAGACTTGGGGAATCTTCAATTCATTGGACACAAGCGAGTTGAACGGGGTGGAGAAGGTTGTCACCAACCTGATCCTTCTGGGAAACGTGAAGGGACGGTTCGAGTATCCGGATCTTCGAAGGATGGCTGCTAGCGAATACAGGAAGCATAGGCCAGATGTCTGCATCGTTGAAAAGAAGGCAAGTGGTCAGTCGTTGATCCAAGACATGCGTAAGTCCGGACTGCCGGTATTGGAATACACGCCAGACAAGGACAAGCAGTCAAGAGTATATTCTGCGTCTCCGATGTTCGAAGCTGGGCGTGTGTGGTTGCCAAAGGATCGAGTATGGTCGATTGACTTGTCCGACGAGTTGCTGGCTTTTCCGTATGCCCAACATGATGACCAAGTCGATGCATGTGTAATGGCTGTCCATTATGTGAAGGAAAGCTGGCGTCTTTTGCATCCGGAAGATCGTAACTGGGAAGACGAGTTGAACAGTCGAAAGACCAAGCGCGTTGCGTACTGGCGTGTTTGATGGTATTCTTCTTTAACTTGAAATGAGTGCATTGTCAGATATTTTGGGAATGGTCGTAAGGGCTATTCCGAAACAAGCTGCTGGTAAGGCTGGATCAAGGACTGGTCTGAAGTCTTTGGAAGACGCAGTGGAAAATGTCCTGCTGAAGGAAGGAAGCGACGCTAGTCGCGTCTATGACGAGACTGCTTCAAGAGTTCTCCAGCAAGAAGGTAAGAGGATTGCCACACAAGTCGAAGAAGGTTTGGATGTCATTCCAAAGAAGCTGGAATATCCACAACCAAAGCAGGGTTGGTGGCAGGACGAGTTGCAGGAAAAGGGAACTGTTACACTATATCATGGTGCTGATGAAAGCAGGCTACCGAGCATCTTTCAAAAGGGTTTGCTGCCGGATGAACGTGGAAAGACATTTGTAACTCCGGATGCCGATACTGGTTTTGGATATGCGTCCATGACTGGAGGAGAAAAGACTTTCAGAAAAGCTGGAGCAAAGGCAAGGCATAATCCAGAAGAAAATCGTGCGGTTCTTCATCTTGAGATTCCAAAGGATTTCCTTGAAAGATATCTTTCACCAAACCAGACAAGTAAGATGAGTGTCGATAAACTGTTTTCACCTCAAGCAAGAGAGTCCTTTCAACCTTATGACTTCAAGAACAACCAGCCGTATTACGCACTAACGGAACTCAGTTTCGATGCACCAATTCCTCCGGAGTTCATTGTCGGATACTCAAAGAAGCCAATTAGGAAGGGCGCTGTAAAAAAGGAAACCGGTGGTTCGTTGGTCAGTAGGAATCCATACTCAATTACTCGCAAACGAAAGAATGGGTAAATAGAATCATGCCACATGTAGAACGCAATCCATTTGATCCAATTGAAAAGGAAGAGCCAGAGATCGAAGTCGAGCAGACGGATCTTGCTGGCAATGAAACCTCAATTGAAATTGATCCAGTAAGTGGCGAAGTTACCGTCGAGTTTTCTTCCAATAGTGGTAATGATATGGAAGATGAAGACGAAGCAGAGGAAGAAGATGATAAGGATTTTTATCGCAACCTCTGTGATGAACTGGACGATAGTATTCTAAGTGATATTTCCAATTCTGTCTTTGACAGTCTTGAGGCAGACAAGCAGTCTCGTGCCGATTGGGAAAGCATGTTCGAAAAGGGCTTTGATCTGCTGGGCTTGAAGCTCAACGAGACATCGGAGCCATTTGAAGGTGCTTGTACGGCAGTCCATCCAGTCCTCATTGAATCGGCAGTCAAGTTCCAGTCGAAGGCCACTCAAGAACTGTTTCCTCCTGCTGGTCCAATTCGTACCCAGATTCTTGGGACATTCACTGACCAGAAGGAACGTCAGGCTAATCGCATCAAGCAGTTCATGAACTACCAAGTGACTGAACTCATGCCGGAATACTTCGATGAAATGGAACGGATGCTGTTCCATCTTCCACTTATTGGTTCTGCATTCAAGAAGATCTATTTCGATGAGTCGCTGAATCGTCCTGTATCGGAGTTCGTGCCTATCGACCAGTTCTATGTGTCGTACTATGCCACCGATCTTCGTCGTGCCAGCCGATATACCCATATTATCTACTACAGTCCAGTAGAGATGCAGCGGGCAATCATGTCCGGTTTGTATAGGGATGTGTCCCTTTCTGATGCAACGATTCCAAAGCAGTCGGGCATCAGCCAGAAGATCAACTCAATCATGGGCATGGCACCAGCCAGCATGGACAGCGATCCACAGTACACGCTGTATGAGCAGCATTGCTATCTGGAACTTCCCTTTGACAAGATGCCAGTTCCGTACATCGTAACGGTAGAAGAGGAAAGCCGAAAGGTCCTGTCTATTCGCCGAAACTATGCAAAGGATGACAAGCGCAAGGAAAAGAAGGTCTACTTCACCCACTACAAGTTCGTGCCGGGCTTCGGTTTTTATGGCTTGGGCCTGATTCACTTTCTAGGCAACCTGACCATGACGGCAACGGCTGCAATGCGTAGCCTTGTCGATGCTGGCCAGTTTGCAAATCTGCAAGGTGGCTTCAAGGCAAAGGGTGTTCGTATCGTCGGAGCAAACGATCCTATTGCGCCCGGTGAATGGAAGGAAGTCGAGGCTGTAGGCAATGATCTTTCGAAGATGATCATTCCACTTCCATACAAGGAGCCATCACAGACACTCTTCCAGATGCTCCAGTTCATCAGTATCGCTGCCCAGAAGTTTGCTGATTCTACTGAGCAGGTCATTTCTGACTCGGGCAATTATGGTCCAGTCGGCACGACGATGGCACTGCTGGAAGCATCAAGCAAGTTCTTCAGCGCAATCCACAAGAGACTGCACAAGTCCCAGAAGGAAGAGTTCAAGCTTCTTGCTAGAATCAACTACGAGTATCTGCCGGAAGAGCAGGAGATGGATATTCCGGATGAGACCTTGATCATCTTCAAGCAGGACTTTGATGGTAGGATCGATGTCCTTCCGGTATCCGATCCCAATATTCCATCCAATGCCCATCGAATGATGATGGCTCAGATGGCAATGCAACTAGCCCAGTCGTCTCCCCCCGGCATGTTCGATATGGAG